ACCAATATCAGGTGTTTGCCAAACATAAACTTTATAAATATTATTTGAACCTGATTGTCTGCCTTTATCTAACATATACTGATTAGGTCTACCAGTATCTGTTTTATTAGGTATTTGATTATATTCGCCTATTGTAACTCTGTTAATTATAGTATCTGTTCTTGTCGCATCAGCAGAATTATAAATAACAACATCAAGGAAATCTAAAACACCTGCAGGTAAGTCATAAGAACTTGTACCTTGTACCAGATTTAATGTATTTTGTGTAACAGTCCAATAGTTTATTCCACGATTAGCCCATTCAGAAAATAATAAATTTAAACTTCTTCTGGCAGATATGGCTTGGTCGCCAGTTCTTGTCTGAATATCAAGACCACATCTTTCAAAAGATTCTGTTATTATTTCTTCTATATTAGGTCTAAATGCGACTGTTCCAGAAGTAGCCATTACTGCACCTTATAATTCTTCTTCAATCTCATAACTATTTGATAAGAATCATTTGCCGCCGCTCCAGTTGTGGTAAATAAAACATCACCAGTTGGATTTGTTAATGATGCAGTATTTCCCATACCCTCACCATGAGCAACACAATAATAAAATAGGTCTGGCGTATCTGCAGTTGTAACAATAGTTGTCTTAGCACCTGCTTGACCTAAAGTACCAGTGGTCGTAACACCAGTTGTGTAACTAGCACCACCAGAACCTTGCTTAAAAGCTATTTGATGTCCAACATTTGAATTATCTGATTGGTCAAAAATATAAGTATGATTTTTTAATAAACTTACTGCTGGAGCAGTTACTCCACCAAGTGCAAACTTATTACCACCATCATTAACAACAGTAACTGCATATGTGCGAGTTGCTTCAGTTAATTCAGTAGTTGAAGGCAAGCCACCAGTTTCTTTAAAATCAAAATTACCGCTTTGGTCTTCTGTTAGGTTTAACATAATTGGGTCTTGACCATCTCCGTCTTTAAGAACTTGAACAGTCATACCTGCAACATTAAAATTACAATCTAGTATTCTAAGACCTGTACAAGCATCGCCATTTGAATTTACATCAAGTGCTGAGGCATCAATTTTCTGCACCGCAGATTCATTACCACCATCTACATATTGATAATTAAATTGAAATACAGTTTCTCTTGCATTATCTGATTGTTTTTTTACTGATACTATATCTGCCATGTATAACTCCTATTAAGATGCTACGTCATATCCATGAATTGTTATAACAATTCTACCTGCAGTATAATCAGCATTGGTTGCTGAACCAGCTACTAAATATAAATATTGGTCTGCAACAATTCCACCACCTGCAACTCTTGAACCTGCTGAAAGGTCGCCACTATTAATGATTTGAGTTTCTGTTAAATCACCAATGGCACCATCTTCAACACCTGTTGCCTCTGTAGCAGAATACAAATCAATGTCTGGGTCGCCACCTGCAGGTGTTTCAAAACATTCCATGGTTACACCAAAAACTGTTCCAGTATCTTCTGCAGTAACTCTACCAATATAAGCAACACCAGTACCTGCTTTACCAATAATGTCATTTGCACCACTTGATGCCAAACCAGTTAAATCAATCATAAGAGTTGTTTTAACAATGTTTACATTTGTGTCTGTATCGCTTTTAAATCTTTGAACCTGTGTAACATAAGTTTCTGCAGTGCCTTCAATTCCTGCATTAGCTAAAGCTTCGGTTGCCATTTTATTACCACTGATAACTGTTATCTTACCAGATGTAGCATTTTTTGAAATTTGTTCGTAACCGTTTATTGAACGAACTGGACCTGTAAAAGTTGTGTTAGCCATGTCAATCTCCTTGTCTTGGCAAATGTCAGTCACTTTTTGTAACTGTCAAGGTTGAATTTAGAATAGAGAGGGAAAAAATCCCTCTCTAGTATTAGTTGTTAGGCACCTTCTGTACCAAATAAGCCTCTCCAATCGGTAAAACCGAATGAATATCTTTCACGTACTTTATAACGGACATTACCTGTCTCAAAGTCGCCTTCAACACCTCTTTTAAGAGGAGACCTTTGGAACATTTTTAATCCGTCTGGCACATCTGTCTTAATATAGAAAGCATCACTATCTGTTAATCTTCTCATAATATGATAACCTTGAGGTAAATACGAACCAGAACGGATAGCATTTATATCATTATCAGCAGTACCAACTCTTAAATCACTATTCAATATTCTTTGAGCAGTAAAGGTATAGGCAGTAGGGATAATAAGCATTTGCCCTTGTGCCGCAATTCTTAGACCTTTATCGTCTTTCATATCTGCAATTTGAATTAAAAGTGATTCTAAAGATGTTTCACTTAAATCCGCCGCAGTCGCCAAAGTATTACTCTGGTTTCCGTTTTGAGTTGGGTGTGCAGTAGATAATAAAGCTACTCCATCTCCACCTGCATAAACACCTGCACTTGTCGAATTGTTTAAAATATTTGCCGCTTTAATTTCCTTTGTAGCAGACATACTTCTAGCTAATGCCTTTGTATATCTTGAAGCGATAGAACCATATAATCCATCTTCTTCTGCTTCTTCGGTAATTGAAAACGCCAAAGCGACTGTTTCATGTGAATATCTTGCAGTCCATTGCTGAGAAGCCGTATCGTAAGAAACTGGAGCACCTTCGTTCTTTGTTGGTGCATTACTGAAACCAGTTAACAATACATCTTCTTCAAAAGCCTTGTTTGATGTGTTTGCATCAAAAACTTTTGCAAATTCTGCAGGATAACTATCGTACTCTAAGCCAAAGAGGGTATTTAAACCCGGCTCAAGCATTTTCGCAAATTGCGCTCTATTCATAGCCATTGTTTAAATCTCCTATATTCCAGCTGTTGCTTTAAGCAGATGTTCATTAATAAGAACTTCTAATTGTGCATACTGACCCATTTCATTAGCAGGTCCGTCCCACAATCCAATTATCTTACACGTTGCAGTACCTACGTCCATAGTTCCGTTTAAACTGAAACCAGATTGACCAGTACTTGTAGAACCTGCACCTGCTACAACATCGGCATTGTTACCAATATTTGTTTGGGCAGGAGTTCCTGCAGATTGTATACGATATACGATATAAGGGTCATCATATATATATGCGATTATATCTGTAGCCACAGTACCAGTAGGCCAGTATTGTGAGTATATGTAACTTCCATCACTTGCTGTGTATGACACACCTGCAAATACACCGATGTTATTAACTTCGGCTGCCGTATGTGGAGTAACTTGACCATTTGCATCAAGGATACATAAATCCCCAGTAAAAAAGTCCTTTTCATTATTAAAAGTGTTAATCTTCCATGGCAGACACTCTGCCACGACTAGTTGAGCTTTTCCTATCTTGATAGATAGTTTGCCCAGAACGACGACCTAATGAATCTAATTCACCAGAAAGTGCATCATTTTGTTCAAGTGATTTTTCTCCGTAATATGCCTTCATAGAATCATACTTTTCTTCTGGCATTTCACAAAGAACCATTCCCTCTATTCCTATACAACCAACCCATTGTCCGTGATTAATTGTAGGAAAATGTTGCTCTTTAACTGTTTCAGATTTCCTTGGTTCCCAACCTTCTCCAATTAGTTTGAGGTCTTATTTCCTCATCTCTTGTTGAACTCCGTAAATCACTTCTTCCATTCTTGCTTGACATATTATGTATCCTTCCTGCTTAAATTGTTAATTTCTTTAGCATATTTTTTGATATGCTCAGGGTCAGTTATACCTAATTCTCTTGCCATTCTTAATTGGTCCGAAGTCATTTTTACTCTATTTCCGCGATAAACCTGACCACCTGTAGTTGGTGCAACTGCTTGTCTACTTTGTCTTGGCTTTGACACAGAAACCTCTGTATTTGATATTAGCTCGGGAAAACTCTTTTGTAAACGATTATTTAACTCATTATAATATTGAGCATCATTTTTATCAAAGCCTTCTATATCTAATTGTACATCTATAGCTCTTGCCATAGCAGTTTCTTTTTCAAAACCTTTAGAATTAAACCAATTATTTTCTTTCCACCATGTCATGGCTTTTTCTGGTGCAGGGTTTGTTGCTTGTTGTTGTGCCCTACCAACATTAGGAGAGTTTGTTTCGGTTTGTATCTTATTTGCTTTTGCTTGATTTTGTAAGGCGATTGCTGTTTTTATATCAACTAATTCTTCGTTGAATTTAATTTGTTGTTCAGTATCACCTTCTTCAATGGCTTTTCCAAGTGCTCTTTTAACTAAATTATAATGTTCAGCTAATTGATTTTGCCCTTGAGTTTCATTTGACTTTTCTATTTTTTCAAGTCTTTTCGCCATTTGAGACATTTGCATTTGTAATGCCTCTTTTTCTTCATCGCTAGTTTTTTTCTCATGTATTAATTTTTTTATTCTTTTTTGTACGGCTAGACTATAATCTTCATCACCTATTTCTGGCTTTTTTTCAATTTTTGCCTCTACAGGTTTTTTTTCTTCTTTTACAGGTTTTTCATCTGTAACTTCTATTTCTAGTTCTTGTTCTTTTAATTTGTTCTTACTTTCTTCAATACTTTCATTGATTTCAGCATTAACTTCTTCAAGAACACTTTCTTGTATTGTATCTTCCATGGTTGCGACCTCCAAGTTTCGCATTAAATATAAGCGGTTATTTGTACGCCATCTGGCAAGATTGATGTAATCTCGTCATCATTTAGTAAAATAAACCTAACATTGTTAACAACAATCTTTTGCCCTGCATATTTGCCATACGTAACAAAATCGCCGACTTGAGGTGTTGTTTGTTGCTTCCATCTTTCGCCTGTGTCTCTATCTCTATAAGCTAATTCGCCTCTAGCAACTACATGACCATGAGCAGTTAGAATTTGCTGATTATCTTTCGCAGATTCTGGTAATATTATACCACTTTTGGTTTGTGTTGATATATCGGCAGGTTGAATTAGTATTTTCCAGTTTAAAGGCTTTGGAAGTTGGTGTGATGCAATAGTTGCCTTAGACAAACTATCAGCATAAATTTTATCTCCGTGTTGATGAGTCACGCTATTCATCTCCTATATTTATTTGTTTTATTGTTTCGTCAATAATCTCGCAAGACTCTTCTAGTCCTTGTGCTATACCGACGTTCTTATGATATGCTTGAAAGTCTGAAATACGACCTTCAACCATACTTTCCGCTATTTCCGCTTTCTTCTTCAGTAGGTTCTTCTTTATCTGTTTTAATAGGTCTG